CGAAAGTTTACGGGGGAGCCCGCCAGGCATTACGAGATTTCGCCGAGGGCATGAAAATGTCTTCTTGGTTGGAAAAAGATTTGCCTCGTCCCAGGGGAACCGTTATGCTCCCCGCAGTGGATGTTGATCGTATTTCAGAGAAAATCGGAGAAATAATTCTTGAAGGTTGAGAAGTTAATTTCTCCTTGTGGTTTCGAAATGTGCGCCCTATGATTAGGACGCGTTAACCTGAACGTGAGGTAAAAAAATGGAACTGGCGAGACTGATTGACCAAATGCAAAAAGGCACGGTGTCTGAGAAGACTGCTTCCGTCGGAAATGAAAAGACTCCGGATGAGAGTCTCAAGCAAGCTCTGGGTCAATCGCTGGATACGGCGACCAAGACTGCCGAGAAGACGGCGAGCGCCAACGATCCGGTTTCGGATCTCATGAAGATCGCTGGCCAGTTGGCCGGTTCCGACATGGCGCAGGAAGTCGAGCAGGCCCGTATGTGCGGTTCGGCGTTTGCCGAGGCAGCCATCAACAAGTTGGCAGCCTATGAAGCTGCGCTGCAGCAGGTTGCACTGGAGAACCAGACCGCGGAAGCCAAGACTGCCGCGGAATACGGTTATCAGGCTGCTTCGGGTGTTCTGGCTCAGCGTAACCAGCGTGCAGAGTTGGAAAAAGCTGCTGCGGCAGGCAATCCTCAGGCATATGCGATGCTTCAGAAGATCGCCGCCGAGGAATATACCGCTGGGCAGAATACGGCGCTCGAAGAAGTTTGCAAACTTGCGAGCGCGGAGTTCATCAAGGGCGCGAAGGAAGTGGATGTGCTCCTGTCGAGGTTGAGCCAGTAAATGTATTCGATAGAAGTACAGAGACTGTACTCTGAACTTTACAAGCAAGCGCTTGAGAAAATGGCGGAATTGTACAAATGAGAAAACGGCTACCAGATGTAAACAGGATTTTGTCGGATGTGAAATCCGCGGTTTCCGGTTCACAGATGGAAAAGTCAGCAGCCGCAATTCCGCAGTTCACCGTGTCGGTTGCCCAGGACTTGTACAAGTTGGCAACAATGCTCAAATCGGCCAGGCCGAAAAAAGTTACGTATGAAGATGTGAATGCTCTTGGCGAAAGACTGTTAAATTCCTAGAATTGTGACATGGATACAAAAGCCATACCGAGCATGTTGAGAAAAATCGCCAGTAGCTTACGGGCAAAAGCGGAAGAGATCGAAAACTATAGAACGGTCAAGAGCGCGCAGGTTTTAGTGGCAGCTCAGGGTTTGTCGAAACTTGCGAAGATCTTATGCGGAGAAGCAAAATGAGTGATTCCCTTCTTCTGGCTCAGACAGCCGACGTTCTCGAAAAGCTGGCGAGCTATTTCGAAACGGTTGAATCACGCAAGATTGCCGAAGACAAGGCGCAGAGAACAAAAGCTGCGACTGATTTGGCGACCAAGCTTGGAGAAGTCACGGGCGAGCACATCGACACGCACATTGTGGAGAAGTTGTCGCAACTCGATCCTGAAGTTTCCAAGTTCATAAGCAAAATCGCAGGCGAGGATTCCAAGGTGGAGTCCATGGGTGGGCCGAGGGAAAAAACAGCATCCGGTAGTGGACCCAATGCTGGAGATCGTTTTATTGAGTGGGTCACTGGACCCTAATAACGGAGGAATACGATGTCGAACCTGAACGCGAAGTTTGATCTCATTACTAGGGACCCACACCCGAATGCATTGGCCAGCCTCATGGTCGTGCTGGATGTGAAGAATCCCCCACCGGTTACGACTCCGGGCACTCCTGCACCGGGCGTGATCGCAGCCGGACACATCATCATGATCGATTCGGCTACGGGAAAAGCGGTTCTCGGAGATAAGGCGGGTCATGCTGCTGCCACGCCGCTCATGTACATGGTGGCGGTTGACGGTGACATGGACTTCGATGGTGCTTTCCTTCATCGCATCACCTGCCTCGAAGGCGGGCTGGAGATGAAGACGGAAAAGTACGCCATCGGTGGCGGTCTCCTTCCTGGCCAGGCGTTGACGGTTGGAACGGGCGCCCAGGCGGGGCTGCTCATTCCTCTGACTGGCGCAGGCGAGCCGATCCTCGGTTGGGTCGGATCAAACGGTGTCAATAGCGACGGAACCCTGGATGTTATCATGCCACAGGGCCGTAGCCGATAAGGAGCACACAAATGAACTACCAGATTCAACAGCCGGAAGTAAGTGCGCAGTTCATCAATCGTAGCTTCGTCAAGAAGCTCGAAGAGGGACGCACGAAGGAAGCAGCCGAAGAGAGCACCGCGTTCGTCCGCGAGAAGCTCCGTCAGGAAGCGGCCGTCCGTGAGATTCTTGCCCCGGAAGGCATTTCCGAGGAGGAGATCGACCGCGACGAAAATACGGACCAACCCAAGAAGATCATCGACAAGGAACCGGATTCGTATGCCACGTTCGTCCAGTTCCAGGGCACTGGTCCCCGCACTTGGTTCAAGGGACCGCGTTATGCGATTTATTTCGGCAAGATCGAATCGCAGCGGTTTACGAAGAACAAGTGGGAGCTGATGACATATACTTCGGATATCCGCAAGATCCTTTCCGACAACTCGGTAAAGGACATGGCGGATCAGGAAGACAAGAAGTTCATCGAGCTCGTCGGTGACATCATCGCGGCCAATCCTGCGGAACAGCGGACGACTGGTCCGTTCCAGAGTGCGACGTTCAAGGCATCGTGGCAGAAGATGCTCCATCGGCGTCGGCCGATTGGAAAGATGTTGCTCACGAAAGAGCGCTACATGGAAGCCATCGATCTTCCCGCGACGACCGTTGGTAACGACGTTGCGTCCCGGCATTTCGATGAGGGCATCGAGTCCAGTGAGCGGCTGTGGGGCATTCCCGTGGTCACCACGATCAAGGGTGACATCTACGACCCGACCAAGGCGTGGGTGTTCTCTCCGCAGCAGCCGAACAACTTCCTGGGCAACTTCTATCTCTTGCAGGATGCCACGCTCTACATCAAGCAGGAAGCGGACGTCATCATGTTCTGGAGCTATGAGGCTCCTGGACTCGGGATCGGCAATCGGTTGTCGATGCAGGAGATTAAGTTCTCCTGATGCTGAGTAAAGTTGGAGAAGTGCAGCAATTTGCTGCACTTTTCCTAACTTTTTCTCGCAAAAAGGATATCTCCTCATGAAACTCGTCGGTTTAGAAAATCAATCCCGGATAAGAATTGCGATCAATCAAGTTCGTACGGCCGAAGGACTTGCCTTTTCGGTGGAACCCGGAGGGGTTGTCTACGTGACGGAAGCCGTGGCCAATCATCCCGCAGTGAAGAGATTTCTCAGCGCAGGCTTGAAGCGTATCTCTTCGCAGGATGAAACGCCTCCTGTTGTTTTGGCCAAAGTTGCAGTAAAAAAAGTTGAAGTTCCTATTACTCCCCCTCCTCCTGCGGTCGTTGCTCCTACGGTAGAAGAGCCCATAGTCGAGGCGCCCGCGGTTGAAGAGCCCGTAGAAGAAGTCCTACCTTCTTATGAAGAGCACGAAAAAACGACCGAAGTTCTTTCCCCGCCCACTACATACAAAAAACGAGATAAGAAGAAGTCCCATTCTTAGTTTCGTTGTTCCTTTCATACATATAAACTCAGAAATTTCTGCTTTCTTTTTTGGTACAAAGAAGGTACTAAAGAAGGAGGCCGATATGACAGAACTTGAAACAATCCAACACAAAAAAACAAAACGTAAATATACTAAAAAACATCCTAATAAAATTTATCCTTTAGTTCCGTTTATAGACGAAGAAGCAACTATAACACAACTTGGTTATTCGTCGACATCCGTAAGTCCTGGTGGAAACAAGCGAGTAGTTTGTCATTGTGAAATCTGCGGCAAAGAAATTATTCGCGCACGAGGAAAAATTAAACTACCAATTAAATGTATAAATTGTGCACACACTATACCTGATGATCTCAAAAAGCGTTATCCTTTAGTTGATTACATAGACGAAGCCGCTACTATTGCTCGTTTTGGGTATTCCTCTACGTTAGTGGGATTACACAGCCCTAGACACGTAATCAGTCATTGCGAAATTTGTGGGGTAGAAGTCTGCCGATCCCGATATGCAACATATCCTCCTATTAAATGTTATAACTGTTCTAGGACTAAGAGAACATATGAAAATCCTATACCTTTTGTAGACGACGCCGCAACGTTTGAAAAATTTGGATATACAATTAGTAACCTTACTCGATTTTCTGAGCGTCCAGTCATCGGTATCTGTTCCATGTGTAAAAAACAATTCAAGATCGCTATGTGCAGCGTGCGTGAAGAACAATTATGTCGTTCTTGTATCAATATACGACGATGGGAACACACCTCTAAACCTCGTGAGAAGGACGGTTCTAGACATCTAAATGAAACTGAAACACTTGGACAACATGGTTATTCTGCTATAGCCTTGTCTCCCAAATCAGAAAAAAAAGTTATAGTTACCTGCCCAAAGTGTAATGTTACCTATTCCCGCAGCCGTAGATATATCTATGATGATTGGTGTTGTACTCTTTGTGCAAGACAGAGAATTGATTATAAAGCGTTAAGGAAAAAAGCAAAACAAACTATGATTGAACGATATCCTGATGGCCTTCCTCCTAAGCATTTTGGAAAAGTTGTTTCTAATCTTGCAGAATATCTAGAAAATATTCTTGACAGAAAATTGATAAAAGAAAAACTATTAGGCAATGGCGGAGTTAAGCGTATAGATCTCTATGATGAAAAGTCTCAAGTGGGAATAGAATACAACGGACTTCACTGGCACCACGAAAACAGCCCAGAACCTCGTCCTCGGAGTTACCACTATCAAAAAATGCGCGCAGCTAATGCCCAGGGAATCCGTTTGGTGACCATTTTCGAGGATGAGTACCTGCAACACGAAGACGCGGTCAAAGCTCGGCTGTTGTCGATATTGGGAAACAATACTGAAAGTATCGGTGCGCGGGAATGCAAAGTCAAAGAAGTCGAGGTTGCGAAAGCCAAGGAGTTCTTGAACACATACCATATTCAGGGAGCGGGTTTGTCTGTTCTTTGTGCTTTCGGTCTTTACCACGATGATGAATTGATAGGCTTGATCTCTGGGGGTAAACACCATAGACAAGGACACAACGATTGCCTCGTACTCACTCGCCTGTGCTTTGCAGGAACGAAAAAAGTTGTCGGTGGAAGCGAGCGTCTTTTCAAGTATCTCAAGAATTACGCCGTAAAAAATGGTTTCAAATACATAATCACTTGGAGCGATAATCGTTGGACCAAAGGCAATGTTTACGAACGTCTTGGGATGATTAATGTCGCCGATTTACCTCCGGACTACAGTTACGTAAAAATGCAGTGTCCACGAGAAAGAGTCTCAAAACAGTCGCAAAAGAAGAGTTCTACGGGCTGTCCCCCAGATATAACTGAACGCGATTGGGCGCTGCAGCATGGACTTAGCAGGATATGGGATTGTGGGCATAAGCGTTGGGAGTTTTTACTTTCTTAAATTCTTCGATTCTCCTACAATTAGGACATGAGTGTTGCCGTAAACCACGATTATCCTTGCGTGAACGCCTTGAGAATCGTGGCTGATAATGGAACTCCCATATCCGACGCCGCGGTTGAAATTTATGAATACGTGGACTATAGTGCAAATGAAATGGCGGCGGTTGTTGTTGACGAAACCGAAACAGATTCTGATGGTAAGTGGAAAGACACCCTGACACTGGAAGATGGCCGCACATGGATCGTAAGAATAGAAAAAACGGGTATCTTTGGGCCTAAAATCCTGGAGATAACAACGTAAGGAGAAAGAAGAATGCCTTTTCAACCAACCGCCGAGCCCACTGGTCTTAGACAAATATGCGCAGGGACTTTCAATAAAGTTCCTCCTCAAAAAGGTTCCGTCACTTACTTACCGGATAAATTCGAGGATGGACTTTACACTTATGTCGATCCTTCAGACCATACGAAAGATACCGCGGATACGAACAAAGCAGGCGAATGGGATTTTGGTGGAAAGGCTGTTTTTTTGATGGAAATTCGTGCCGCGGTAGGCGCCAACAACATTCAAGCGGATGTCGCGGACGCGGGAGGCGCACCTCTAGCATCTGTGTTGGCGGCTACGAGCGGGAATAACACTCGCAACGTTTTCGACCCGCCTATCCCCGTTCTTCCAGGAGAACGTCTGAGAGTTTCATCCGCGGGAGGATCCGGTTCAATTACGGTTTACGTAGTAAAGGGAGATCGTAGCTGGTAGTACCGGACATGGTTCATGGAACTACGAAATCCACTATCGAAATACCAACTGGATGTTCTTCGACCGCGTCCTCTAGTAGTGGATTTCGATTGGAGCGACGTATCGGGCGGTAATTTGTTGATGGGCATCTGTCCCGCCGGTCACTTGATAGACAAAACAGTAATCGATGTTTCTGTTCCATTCGATGGAGGATTACAGATTACCGTAGGAGACTCAGTAGCACAAGGAAGGTTACAAGCTGCCTCAGACAACGTTCCAGACGAAGTAGGACGTTACGAAGCCCGTAATGATTATGAATATGTATTGGACACCGAGATTTTCTTGTTTTTTCCGAGCGGAATTCCTACAATTGGTAGTGGACGAGCGATAGTTTACTTCGACTGACGTCGGTAAAAAAGAAGGAGATAGAACATGGCACTGTTCAGCAAGCTTCGCGGGATTATGGGGAATCTGTTCCAGGTTGATGGACCAGAAGGTAACAATATCAAGTCCACATCTGGAGCATTCGAGTTCCTCGATTCGGCTGGCACCACGACGTTTGTCAAAGCCAGGATGGCTGATGTCCCGACGTCATCGAGCACGTTGAAGGATGGTATCAACCTCTTGATGGCGCGTGGTCGAATCGCGCTGATCGAGTTTTCCTTCGATGGTGGAGGCACTGTTCCCGCTCCTGGTGATAATACGAACAAGTTCGGTCTGTGCCACACGACTGGCGGCGGGTATACCGCTGGGCAGATTATCTTCGACACGGGTACGGCACTCCAAGTCCTGCCTGATGAAGTCGCCGCCCACTTGACCACGACCACGGCGGTTACGGGCACCGTTTCGATGATCGCTAACGGCGTATATGCACGGCAGGGCGCGTCGTGGGTGCTCAAGGGTGACGTCGTTTCCGCTTACACCGGGCTGGTCAAATCTATCGAGGTTGCCTATGCGTACTCCGATGATGGTACGCCAGTTCAGAGCACGACGGTAATCGAGGACGGGTCGAGAGTTCTCAGGGCATGGAACAAGGTGAAGGTTGCGTTCAATGCAGGATCGCCGACAGTGCTAGTGGAAGTCAACGGGACGGGGGGTGACGCCACGCTCATGGCAACTGGCGATTCGAAGCCGAAAAAGGTGAACACATATCTAGTTGAAGAGGTTACTGAGATTGATAGCAACACGGCTGGTCCGGTGCGCGTGACCGTGGACAAGAGCGGTTCCGGTGCTGGCAATGGCATCATCGTTGTCGAGTACGCGACACCGTTTGCATGATCTAGTTCGTAAACCCGACTGGCAACGGCCCTCCGGTTGTCAGATTGCCGCTAGGCATACGGGTTAGGAGGACAGAATGGCAGTTCATGGGAATCTTGACGGGACTCGAAGATCCGAGTTCACTGTCGGTCCAGATGAGATCCAGGGTGTTCGAAAAGTGGGGAATGAAATTGCCCTGTTCGATCCTATTACTGGACAGAAGAAATTGTCGGAGATGGGCGGTAGCGGTGGTGATGCGATCATAAACAAGATCGTCATGACTACAGCCGGTGGAATGGTCTACACGAATGCAACGGCCCTGGTGGTGCATTCATGACCACGCTGCATAAAGATTTGGAAGTTGGCGAGATCCACGTCGCGCACCAATGGGAGTACGCGGACGAGGCGGCGCGTGTCGCGGCGACCGGATTCGTGCCAGCCGATCTCCACAAGCTCGCGCTTCAATTGAGCGA